CGAGTACGGGCATCCTGCTCGTACTCTCTGGGAGGAGGTTCCTTATTCCTTCCAGTTTCCTGGTGCTCCGTCACTCAAAACGCCTGCCGACTACATTGGCAGGTTTACCATTGGATTATCTCTATGGTTGCTCAGTCTCCTCGCCGTAATCGGCGTGTTAACAGTGGTTGTCCTCATGTCCTCCCAGAATTCCTCGCAAGGCTCGCTCGAGCTACGCGTTGGGAAGGAAGTCTCTCAGACTTCGTATCAGGAGAATCAGTCACCCCAGGGTCCGCAAGGAACCCCTGGTGTATTGATAATCCCGGTCGATTCTCAGTAGATTACCTGTGGCAAGAACTCCTTTCAAAGTATGACGACGGTACGTCGTCTGAAACGAAGGTTAGTAAGGCCCTGGAGCGCTTTAAAGAAGCTGAGGAGCAGTGCCGTGAAACGAACGTGCGTTTAAGCTTCGATCGTTCCCAGGTTCACCATCGTGAACCGACGGAACTTCTCGCACTAATTGATAGTGCAAGGAGAAAAATCGCTCGTCTGCTTGGCCCATTTTCGTGGAATGAAGCTGCGGAAGGGTTCACATTCACGGGGGGCGCTACAACGCGCCTTTCCCGGAAACAAGGTGACCACTCCTATAAATTCTCCGGTATTCCGGAGTCCACTTACAACAATCTTGATCTCGCCACCACCGCAATTCGGATGGTGCCGGCGTGGGAACGTCGCCTGCGTTTGCAGGGGGATGCTGGTCTCGTAAACATCACGAACCAGAACAAGGTTATAACTGTGCCAAAGAACTACAAGACTGACAGGGTTATAGCCGTAGAGCCCGATATGAATATGTATATTCAGAAGGGCCTTGCTGCTTGTATCCGACGACGTCTTCGTAAGGTAGGAATCGATATTAGATCGCAGTCACTGAACCAGGACTTGGCGCTGTATGCGTCAAAAACCGGAGCGATGGCGACGATTGACATGTCGATGGCGAGTGACACTGTCTCTTTGGAGCTGGTGCGTCTACTTCTACCACCCGAATGGCTTACGGCATTTGAGCAGTGTCGTACTGCTGAGGGAGTTCTCCCTTGCGGTTCTAGAGTGCTTTACCGCAAGTTCAGCTCCATGGGCAACGGATACACGTTCGAACTTGAGACCATGTTGTTTTGGTCCCTCGCTAGTGCCGTGTGTTCCGCCTATGGCGTTAGTGAACGTCTTGTTGCTGTGTACGGGGACGATGTCGTTGTCCCCAGCAGCGTGGCTCAACCACTGATTGCCCTTCTGGGCTATTGTGGATTTAGCACCAATGAGAGTAAAACCTTCATTGATGGGCCTTTCCGCGAAAGTTGTGGTAAACACTACATAAGCGGGCTTGACGTTACGCCGTTTTACGTCAGAAAGCAGCCTACGTC